TATGTTTTAAATCTTGTTAATGATGCTTTAGTAGAAATTGGGATGCATAGTACTAAGCCAGTACAGGCTAAGATGAGTACAGTTGCAGACCAGATGTGGTACAAAATAGGAGATGAAGCTAAAGATTCAAGTGGAAATAACCTTGAAGCTAATAAGGTTTATAGAGTAGATTTAATGGATGAAGATGGTGATTACATACAGATTCCAAGACTGATAGATAAGAATATTTTATTAATGGATGCTGACTCAAGTGAATCAGCATTAACAACACCGGATGATAGATAATGGCAAGTAGTATTAAGTATCCAGATGATAGAGCTAGATGGTTTATAGAAGGTGATAAGTTATGTCTTATTACTAATGTTGATAGTGATGGTAATACCAGAACTACACAAAGAAAACAATGGAAAGCTATATCTGAAGCTGTATCTGATGGATTATTACTTCACTACTATGGTGAACCGAATAATGTAATTTCCATTAATGATGAGTTAGATTTAGATAATACAATGCATTTAGCAATAGTTGATTATGTTAAGAAGTGTTTATATATGGATAAAGCTGGAAATGCTTCTGACCCTAATTTAATAGCTGTATCAATGCAATTATCAAATGCTCATCAACTAAAATTTGACGAATCCATAAAACGATATGGAATGAAAAAACGTGATAAAACTGGTGGCAGTAGAGTACTAAAATCAGTAAGTTTAATGTAACATACTCATATAGGGAGCATTCTCGCCCCGCAAGATGAGTTAATTTTAATAGGAGAATATAATGGCAAACACTCAAAAATTTAGAGCCCATGAATCATTAGCGATAGAAAGCGCTGGTGATTGGCAGGTTCAATCAGCGGCTACTGTTGGTTCATCGGCTTCAACAGTTAGGGTAGATGGATATCATATGATACATCTACAATCAGACGAAGATTTTTATTTTACTTTTAAGACTTCAAGTACAGATGCTTTAAGTACATCTAATGATTTATATTTAAAAGGTGGAGATACTATATACTCGTTAAAAATACCTCATGGTCTAGGAGATGAAGTACATCTTCAATGGGAACGTAAGGGTAGTTCAGATTGTACAATTAGATACATACTGGCTTAGGAGAATATTATGGCTTTTATAACAACAACTGACGAACATATAGCGTCAGGAGGTACAATATCTGGTGACCTGACCATTTCAGGTGATTTAACTGTAAGTGGAGGTGGAGGATTTGCATATACAGAAGTGATTTCAGCTTCTGATAGTGGAGCTTCTTATACTCAATATACTAATTCTTCTACTGGTAGCGGAGCAACCGATGGAACTGTATTTGGAATTGGTGGAGGAGAACAAGCATTAATTTGGAACTATGAAAGCACAAGTATGCTTTTTGGAACAGCCGATACTACTGCAATTACCATAGATTCAAGTCAAAATGTCGGGATTGGAGTATCTACATTAGATACACCTTATGGCATTACACCTCGTTTACAAATAGAAGGAACAAATGCAAGTACATCATCTATCAGTGCGTTTAGAAATTCTAACGATGCAAATCCTCCATATTTACTATTAGGTAAATCGAGAGGAACTGCTGTTAATGCAGATACTGCTATTTCAGATAATGATGTTTTAGGCAAGATTGGTTTTGTTGGAGCGGATGGAACAGACAGGAATAACAGCGGTGCTGAAATTTTCGCAAGAGTAAATGGGACTCCCGGTAGTAATGATTTACCATCAGAATTGGTATTTGCTACTACTGCTGATGGTGGCACAACTCCAACAGAACGTATGTACATCTCATCCGCTGGCAATGTCGGAATTGGAGAATCTAGCCCAGAGCGACCACTGCATGTTAAAAATAGCGGAGGCGACCCGATAGGAATCTTTGAAAGTTCGTCCGCAAATACAAATCTTCTCATTAGAGCTTCTGTCCTTAATAAAAATTCTATTCTCCTGTTTGGAGATGCCGCCAGCGATGAAATAGGTCAGGTAAACTATGACCATAATGATAATAGCTTATCGTTCGTTGCAAATGCGTCAGAAGCAATGCGTATCACATCCGCTGGAAATGTCTGCATAGGAGGTACAACTGATGAAGGTTTTTCCACTCTTTTAAATATTGAAGGTGCTGGTGGCACAGATGATATACCGGGTATTTTATTTAAGAATACATCAGCTTCTAATGATGAAGTTATAATGCAATTAATCTCTACTCAAGGTACTGATTCAGTAGCATCTGTTAATGCAGTTAGAGAGTCAGCCGCAGATGATGCTTATCTACAGTTTATGACTCAGGCTACTGGAGGAGGTATGACAGAACGGATGCGTATCAACTCGTCAGGCAATGTCGGAATTGGTACGACTGCACCATACAACCTTTTGCACATCAGAAAGAGTGCTGTAACAAACTCAGATTCACACGATGATGACCTTTTAGTAATTGAAGAAAATGGCGACCATTGTAACATTAATATGATAAGTGATACTGGTTCTTATTTGATGTGGTCTGATGCCACTCGTAATGCGGCAAACATTAATTATCAACACAGTAGTGGTTCAATGGGATTTACTTCTGAGACTACTGAGGAATTTGTCGTTGCAAGTGGAACAAGGTTCAAACTCGATGCCAATTCCCGAATCTCGCTAAGTAATAATGATAGTGGTGGTACTGGTGGAGCAGACTCCACTTCTGGGAATACATTATTTGGTTATTTGGCGGGGGAGGATGTTGCTTCTGGGGGATTGAACAACACTTTCATAGGACACGGAGCTGGAAAAAATATCACTACTGGGGATAATAGTGTTATTATTGGTGGGAAGGCTGGAGATGCAACTATTGATAGTAGTCATCATGTTTTAATTGGTGTTTCTGCTGGTGGTAATGGAGACATAGCAAATGATGGTACAGTAGCTATTGGGTCAAATTCCCTTTACGCTGTCACATCTGGTGATTCGAACACGGCTGTGGGTTATCAGGCTGGAAAAAGCATATCTACTGGAGATTCAAATACTTTAATTGGATATAATTGTGCTACTGCTTGGGATGCTGAGAGTGATAATACGGCTGTTGGACGTGGGGCAATGAATGGTGGCGTTGATGGCGCTAATGGTTGTGTTGCTGTTGGTAAAGCGGCATTAGCTGGTGCGGTTACTCAAGATGGCACAGTAGCAATAGGCAAACGTTCCCTCACATCTTTGACAAGTGGTGATGGGAATACGGCTGTAGGATACCAAACTCTCGCTTCCATAACAACTGGAACTTATAATACAGCAGTCGGACACCAAGCTATGTACCAATCTGACCAAGCGGCTGTAGATTCAGACCATAATACGGCTATTGGATATTTATCAATGGGCGGAGCTTGGGCTGATGCTGTCTCTGGATATAATGTCGCTGTAGGTAATAATACCCTTGCGGGTGTTATGGATGGTGCAAATTTTAATACAGCGGTCGGATATGCGGCTTTATCAACTGCAACATCAGGAGATAATAATGTTGCGGTCGGCAAAGATGCGTTAAATGTTCTTACTACTGGTGTAAATAATACTGCCATTGGCAAAGGTACTGCCGATTCTGCTACAACAGTAAATAAAACAACTTTTATTGGAACGATTGCTGGTCAGGCAGTTACTACAACTGGAGGTTCTAATGAATCTGACGGAACAGTTGGAGTGGGATATAGTGCCCTCTACGCTTTGACAAGTGGTGCTGGAAATACGGCTGTGGGATACCATTCTGGGTCGGGTCTAACGACAGGAGAACGTAATACCGTTTTAGGCTATCAAGCATTGGATGGGGCTTCAACAGAAGCAGATGATAATGTTGCAATAGGATATGATGCGTTAGGTGGTGGCATAGGAACAGGAGCCGTTGTAAAGTGTGTTGCGATTGGTAACTATAGTATGGATGCCGCTGTAGGTGTTGGGGCAAGTGGAAGCGTTGCGATAGGATATAGTGCCTTGGGAGCTATTGAGAGCGGACAATTTAATACCGCTGTCGGCTTTGAATCATTAAAGACCGAAAATCAGGGCGATAAAAATACAGCGATTGGATACCAAGCATTGACTACACAAGATACTGCATCAAATGTCGGTGAGAATACTGCTGTGGGATACCAATCTGGCGATGTCATTACAACGGGCGTACAAAATACAATTATTGGTGCTGGCTCAGACCCATCTGCTAATAGTGGTACAAATCAAACAGTAGTCGGATACGCCACAACAGGCGTAGCAGATAACTCAGTAACACTTGGTAATGCTGATGTAACCAGAGTTAATATGTCATCAGATGGTGCGGCTGTAATGTATGCTGACGGGACTATTAATACTTCGGATGAAAGATTTAAAAAAGATATAGAAGATTCAGACTTAGGTTTATCTTTTATCAATTCTGTTAGACCTGTTAAATACAAGTTTAAATCAGATAAGCGGGGTTCAAAATCAAAATATGGTATTGTTGCACAGGAAGTAATAGAAGTATTAAAAACAATAGATAAAGAAGATTTTGCGGGGATTGAAACAGGTGACCCAGATAAACTCGGAGCTGATTACATACAGTTTGTAGCACCACTAATCAAAGCAGTACAAGAATTAAGTGCAAAAGTAGAAGCATTAGAAGCAAAATAATTAACTAACAAGGAGTCAATAATGGCTAAAGACAAAAAAGAAAAGCCAGTCTTGAATCTTGATGATAAAGAGTACATTATCGAAGATATGACTGATGAACAGAAAATGATGGTAAATCACATTAACGATTTACAGAACAAACAGAATACGAATCAGTTTATGGCTGACCAGCTTTCTGTTGGTAAAGAAGCATTCATTAATATGCTACGTTCATCTCTTGAACCTGAAGAAGTAGAGGGTGAGATAGACGAATGATTATAAGAAGGTGTAGTCAGGGTCATCGAGTACGGATTCATAGAAATACAAGTCCCGGTGCTACTCGCATTAAAACATACACAGATGGGTCTACTGAGACTCTGACTTATCCTTCGTCTTATGCGTATTTTGTTGATGTAGATGGTGACATAAAGAAGAGAAGTAATAGTTTTAAAGTAATTGAAGAGTTCTTTGTTGATGAATGTGATAAAAAGCATGGTGATGGACATGGAAGATTGATAGTAGGAGGACATCATATAATTAATGGTGTTGCTACTACACAATCAGATTATCCTACAGATTCAAATACTAAAGCAGAAATACAAGATTTCTATGATAAACGTGGAGTTGTTTATGGTGGAAGTGAAACTAAATCGGAATTATTATCAAGAATAGTACCTCAGTATAGTGGTAGTAAAGAAGTATCTAAACATCTAAAGGTATAATATGGAAAATATTTCAACATCATATGGAATCCCTATAAAATATGTTTTTACGGGTACTGTAATCCCCAAACAGTATGTCTCTATAATTGACAAGAAGTATGTTTAAATGGCTAAACCTGAGACTGCTCGAAGTTACAAGGGTACTGTGGTTGATGATAATGCTATCGTTAGTATTAATCTTAAATGGCTGGGACAGTTACTTGTTTTGGTTGGTATGCTCGTGTATGGCTATTGGCGTATTGAAACTAGAATCGGAACACTTGAAGAACAGATTGTTGAAGCAGATGGCACGATTAGGGGCTTACTTGATAGGCATAGCGTGGAAGAGGAGCGACAAAGACTCGAGCTGGAGAGTAGAGTTTCATTCTACGAAAAAGAATTAAACCTAAATCCGTTTAGTTGGGGGAAGAAGGGTAAATAATGGATTTTATAGCAATATATAGCGAAGCGGGAATGATAGGCATAGTGGGTGCTATGTTTGTTTATTTAGTTGTGTCAATGTCAAGGAAGGCTGAGTCTCAGCAAGAATCCTTGCGGAATCTTGAAATTGAGAACAGAGGGCAATCAGAGACTTTAGAGAATATGGAAGGAATGATTATTAAATTAATTAGCAGATGGAACGATTCAGATTCTGTTAGAGACAGAAGACATGAATCTATGTTAGAAGCGATTGGTGATGTAGAAAAGCAGTTATCTCGTATGGACGGGATAATGTCTAGAATGAATGGGAATGGTAAATAAGATGGATTATGAAAGCATAGATAAGCATCGAGAGCACGTTATTCGTTTATTAACAAAATTAAACGAAAGGCAAATAACAATTTTTAAACATATTGAAAGAATTGATAAACATCTTGATAAAATTAATGGTAAAGTTTCCGAACATGAGAAAAGTTTGGTAGAAATAAGAACATGGGGTGGAGTAGCAATGTTTGCTATTCCAATAATCGTAAATATAATAATGAGGATAATATAATGGATATTAAATCAATAGTTCTTAGTGAACTAACAAAGCAAGTCGAAGCAACTGTCCCACAGTTACAAAGTGGAATAGAGAGCTTTATTATTGAAAAAATTCAATCAGAAGAATTTGAAAAAGAATGGGCAACAGCTATTAATGAAAAAATTAATTTGCCACTTTTGAATGAAGAGCAAGAACAGGAAGTATTTGAAAAGTTAGTTGATAAAGGGACAGACCTAGTGGCTAGTGTTTTCGCTAGAATGTTACAGGGGAAATAAAATGAAAGCAATTACTACAATATTTTTAATTAGTATTCTTAATAGTTCTCAACCACAGCCAGTTGTATTAGATACTACTGAGGTTGCTATGTCTGAGATTAAAAAGAAAAAGAAGAGTAAGGAAAAAAAGAAGAAAAGTAAAAAGAAAAAGAAAGGCTTCTTTTCAAAATTCAAAGGTGCTAAGTAATGCCAAGATTTGGCAAGAGAAGCAAGGAACGAATGAAAGGAGTTGATGCTAAACTTCAAAATGTCTTTAATGAAGTAGTGAAGGAATTTGATTGTGCTATTATTGAAGGACTTCGCTCACAGGAAAGACAGAATGAATTAGTAGAACAAGGTAAATCTAAGACCAAATTCGGTAAACACGTTCAGGGTAAGGCCATGGATGTAGCCCCATACCCTATAGATTGGGGCGACAGGGACAGATTTCATTATTTTGGGGGTTATGTTAAGGGAATCGCTAAACGTCTCAATGTGAAGGTTAGATGGGGTGGAGATTGGGATGGTGACTTTGAAACTAAAGATAATCTGTTTGACGATTTAGTTCATTTCGAGATTCTTGATTAATGCCTAAACAAAGATATACGATACGTAGTTTTGCTGGTGGAATAAATACAGTAAAAGACCCTAGAGATTTAGCTGAGAATGAAGCTAGTCAAATAGATAATATGTCTATAGATGCTCAGGGTAAAATAAAATCTGCTGGTTCTCTTGTTGCTCATAGTGTAAATCCTTCAGCTCCGACTGCTAGTGCATTAACTAAATATATATCAGTTGCTACTGCTAGTTTAGATAATAGGTCTAATAGTGCTCCTGCAACTTCTTCTGAAAGAACTAATAAAGGCGGCGGATTTAATTTATTCTATTTTGAGTCAGACCATAGTAGAAAAAACGAATTTAATGATAATTCTGCTTTAACATTTACAGTTGGTATTTCAGGTACACGAAATATATCATTTGTAAATCCTCAGGATAGTGAGATAACATCAGTTGTAGCTGAGCCTCCCGGTGATTCTGATTCAGGTGGAGCAGGGAGTTCTCGATAGATATGGCTTTAGCAATAATACCATCAACTCAGTATATTAAATTTGAAGATGATATTGATTATTGGACAGATGTAGCTGGTCTATCCATTGGAGATAATATTTCTATTAGAGGTAGCGAATATAATGATGGCGTATATACGATAACAGGATTTACTCAAAAGAGTTCAGACCATTATATGACAGTTGCTGGTAAGGTAATTACTGATGAAGTTTCATTTACTGTAGCGACTGATGGTTCATTTTCAAACGGAGATAATCATATAGATATTGTTAGCAGTGCTGATGTTAGGGTTGGTCAAACAGTTACATCTAGCGCAGGTGGAATAGCCGCTGGAACAACAGTTACGTCTGCAAACTCAACTGGTACATTTGGAATTAATGTTACTGTAATAGGGCTTTCTGCGAATGTTACTGGAATAGGCGGAGGAGGCACAAACCCTTCTGCTACCTTAACATTTACATCTTCTCCTAATGGAGCCGCTTCTGGGATTGTAATAAAAGGTAGAAAAACAGTTGGAGATAAATTAATCGCATTAGCAGATTCAGAAAACAATGTTGTTGATATTTGGTCTTATAATGATGCAGATGATTCAGGAACTACAGATAATGCTTGGATTGCATCCGAAATAAATCCTGTTCTCATAGCTCAGGTAAGTGAACATGTTGCAACATCAGAGTTTGTTTTTAGCTTTGTAGATGAGGTTTTAAGGGTTTCTGATTCAAACGCAGAGAATAATGCTATAATGAAATGGTATGGATATATACAGAAAAATCAATTTGACGACATACGTGGTCTTTCTTTTAATGGTTGGTATGAGCATCCTACATATTTAATTCCACCTTCTTCGGGTATAGATATGCCAACTAGCGCTCAGCATACTATTGGTACAGATGCTCATTATACTGCTTTAAATTCTTCTCTGGAAGACCAACATGGTCACTCTGTTGGATTAGATGAAAACGTAGATGCTATAACTGAAGATTATGTTTCATTTGAAATAACTGCTCATAGCGGTATTCGAGCAAATCATCATTTTGAAGTTGGACAAGTTTATTCTATTTTAAGTACATCATCGGAAAGACCTGAGTGTTTTATGATTAGGAGACCATCTGAGAGTATTTATGGGACAATTTCACCAGTAAGGGTGTATAGAGGATATGGTAATACTAAGGATGAAGCGCTATCTGACGGGGATGGTGCGATTTATAAAAGAGGCATTGGTTGGAATATAGGAGTTACATCTCATGCGGATGATGGTGAATGGGAAACAAAAACTTATGAATTTTGGCAAACTTTTATTTATGACGGCAATCAAGAAACTCTTCCATCGAAATTTGACAATAGTTTTACAGTAAGTGTTGATTTAAAAGCTTTAGAATGTACTGTTTATGCGGATAGGCACTATAATGGTCGAATATCTGGGGGAAGAATATATACAAGAGAAAAAGATGGAGATGATGATTTAGTATTATTTGCTGATATAGATATAGTTCAAGGGGCTAGAATGTCATTAGATAGTGACTATACGGCTTGGACTTACAGACGAGCTGGAACTGCTGCTCATACACAAAAATCTGGTTATTGGTCTGCCTTTAGTTCTTCGGTAGGTTTAAAATCAGTAAGACCTAATCTTGATACCTATAGAAGTTTAAATGGTTATTCTCATGAAAAAAAATACAATTCTTTAGGAAAATCAAAAGAAACATATCAATCATCTATTATAGCTGGTAGAAGAACATTTATAGCCAATGTAGTTTTAAAAGAGCCAGATGATACCAAGAAAAGGTATGGCGATAGAATTATGTATTCTGAAATAAACAAATTTGATACATTTTTACCATTGAATTTTATAGATGTTTCTAAAGGTGATTTTGGTGAATATACTGCTTTAGAAGTTTTTGCCGATAGATTAATTGCTTTTAAACATAATTTAGTTCACATAATAAATATATCTAATTCGTCTCCAACTAACTGGTTCTTAGAGGAGACTATTCAAAAAATGGGAGTTAGTTATCAACATAGTGTGACTAAGACTGATGTTGGTCTTGCTTGGGTAAATGAGGCGGGTTGCTTTTTATATGATGGGCGTTCTGTTAGAAACCTAATTGAAAATAAACTTGGGGTTTTTGAAAGTACAAATAGTGGTGTATCAGACTGGAATGATTTTGCCCAAGGTTCTGCTCATGAAAAAGATACTATGATTGGTTACGATACGATAAGTAATCAGTTAATTATAATGAGGTCTCCTAAGGATTTATCTACTCATAGCCATAAATGTTTTATATATGATTTTGACAGTAAGGGGTGGACGTTCAATACTAATATATTTACAGATAGTTATTATTATACAAACTTTGCCACAGATTGGAATAATAATTTAATAGTCGGCACAGAAGCATCATCAACAACAATGGCAATAAAAAAATATTTACCACATGCGGTAGCAAACAGCAGTCAAGTTTTAACTACTAGGGATATAGATTTTGGTCAGCCGGGATTAAAAAAGAAAATATATAAAGTTATCGTTACTTACAGGTCGAGCGCTGAACAACAGTTACCTTTAGAGTATGCTAAAGATGGAACTTTAGATTTCAATGATTTTGCAAGTGGTAGTAATGTTTCCCCACAAGGGAATACGGGGGGAGCTGGATATTTAGAAAGCACTGGTAGTAGTGGGAGAGAGTGGGATATAGCAACATTTACAACTGATAGTATTTCAGATACAACTTGCCAAAGTATCCAATTTCGATTTAATCCGCCAAGTTCTGGTACATTTGAGATAAATGATATAACAATAGAGTATAGAATAATTAGTAATAGCGCTGTAAGCTAATGGATAGAGATACAAGAAATATATTAAATTTAAAACAACCTAATTTATTTTCTCATGGAGAAGTATCTATAGGTGGGATGACAGATGGTCAAATTATTATTAATAAGGGTTCTAATCAACAGATGGCTTTGTCTTTAAAAAAAGATGGAAAAATATATAAAACGGATATGTCTTCTAATGGCAATCAATATGTAGATAAAGATTTAAAAGTTAATGGAAGTATAAATCTATCAAATAAGTTAATTGCAAAAAAATATCCTGCATTTAGTGTATATCAAAGTACGAGTGTAGATGGTCAATCAATAGCAACTGGCAGTACATATACTAGAATTATTCTCGATACTGAGCATTATGATAATGGAAGTAACTTTGATGTATCAGGTTATAAATTTACAGCCCCTTATAATGGTATTTACCATTTTGATGCTAATGTCCTAATGGACAGTAATGTGGATACAGATGCTGGCGATTGGGATGCTGAAGAAAGACTTGATATTCATTTGTTTAAAAACCAAGGAGATGCAACTACAACCAGTACAACAAATAGAGTTGCTAGTAGTCTACATTTACTCTCTGGTGCTATTACAGATAATTTTTGGCAGGGTAATCTTTCAGCAGATTTAAAATTAGATGCTGATGATTTTATAGAATTATATGCAAAACAGGATAGTGGAGTAGAGCAACATACTCACGAACCTACTGGTGGAGATTTTACAAGATTTACAGGACATTTAATATGTGCTCTATAAATATGAAATTGTTATATAAATTAAAAAATAGCTGGTATTTGAATAATATTAGCTTTATATTAAAATTGCAAAATAGTATATTTGCGTTAAAGAAGGAATTATAATTATGTGGAAATTACAAGGCGGAAGCTATATACCCGGATTTTCAGGGCAATCTTATGGAGCTGGTTTACAAAGAGATGTAACAAAGACTAGGAAAGACCAAGCTAGAAAAGCAGCAGCATTAAAGAAATATATGAGTAAGCGTGGTGCTATGGGTAAATGGGGAGGTAAGATTGCTTCTGGTTTACTTGGAGCCGCTCTTGGTTCTACTATGGGGCCAGTAGGATTAATGTTAGCCAAAGCTGGAGGAGCTGGTTTAGGAAGTTTGTTAGGTGGTTCTAGAATGTTAGCTGGTAAAGGCCCTGATGTTGGGGCTGGTTCTGGTGGTACTGGATTACTTGGTTCTGGATATGAACAATTAGGTGAAGCTAAAGGTGGTATTGATGAGGCTATGAGAGGGCAGGCGATGGGTCTTGCTGGTTCTCAATTAATGTCTGGATTGACTGGTATGGCTGGCTCAGAATTAAAATCTGGGTTTGGTAAAATGTTAGCTGGTAAAGGTATAAATATTGGAGCTTCTCCAGAATTAGGTGGTGGATTAAGTGCGGATGCTAAAGCATTTCATGAATCTATGGGAGCTGGAAATCTAAGTAAATCTCTTCCTGCGATAGAATCTATGGATTCAGGCGTATCAAATATAAGGGCTAATTTCGGTTTACCACAAGCTAGTCAATTTGATTTGGGTTCTGATTTAGATTTGACTTCTAATCTTACTTCAGACGCATCTTATACTGGTGATATATATAGAGGTATTGGGCCATTTAGTTCTCAACAAGGTGGATATATGCAAGGATACCAAGAAGGTGGAGAGGCTAGAGGAGCGTTAATGAGAGCTTTTGAATCAGCCGATTTAAATAGAGATAAAATTATGGGTGAGGCTAAGTTAAGAAATAGAGAGCAGAGCAGGAATGATATGACCTCCGGTATTCTACAAGGATTAAGTAATACTCCTATGGAAGATAATGCTCCAATGGTTGATATGGATAGAATCCTTGCAATGAGTAAAATTAAACAAGGAATGTCTCCTGAAGAAAGAGAAAAAGTTGACCTCGGATACGCTAGTATTGTACCACCTACTCCTAGAAGTCATCATGAGAGGCTAAAGGAGAGAAATAAAAATTTAATGGAAGAATTTGGTAATGATTGGAGCGCTGTAAGTGGTCAGTATTCTTCTCAGCAATTACAGGATATGATTCCTAAATATCAAATGGGTGGTATGATGCCGGGTGGAGTATCTAATGCATTACCATATCAAGAAGGTGGAGAGGCTGAAGATAAATTAACATTTGGTCAAAGATTTGTTAAGAGATTTCCTTCTCAACATGAAGACCCTGAGAGGGCAGCTGGCCAAGAGCGTGGATTAACATCTTTAATAGATTTTCTTATTCCTCAATCTAAGTTAGATGTTGCCTTATCAGCATTACCAATAGGGGCATTGGGTAAAGTTGGTAAAAAAGGAATTAAAAAATTAATTAAAGGTAAAAGAAGTCCATATAATGAAGGTAGAACGAATGTTGATATGCAACATTATACAGATTGGCCTGAAAATGTAAAAGATGACATACATCCAAGCATCTTAGATGATGTATTACCTCCCAGAAGAAGAGCTTTAGGCGATATTTATGATGAAGAAGGTCGTACGCTTGATTTAGTTGATATACTTGAATCTCATGGATTACAAGAAGGTGGATATATGCCAAGATATAATTTAGGTGGCTCAGTTCAACAACAGCCAATGGCATATCAATTAGGGGGGCTACTTAAATACAAACGTAGTCCAATGATGGGATAATGAATAAATATAGTAGACAACCGGGTGACAGCATACTGGCTCTATTAGAGCCGGGTGAATA